GGTGGTTCTTCTATGGACTTTGCTGCTGATGAAGGTTTCGCCGATGATGACGGTGCTGAGAAATTATGGCAGCAAGTTGTGGAGGCACTTTAATAATGGATTATGATACAACTGAAGAAATCAGATTTTTAGGTATGACTATGACTGAGTTTCAAACTACTCCGATTCATAGGTATGATGAAGAAGATTGTGATTGTTATGGTTGTGCTACAATGCGCCATAAATGTTTGAATGAAGATAAGGAATAATATAATGGAAAAGTTTTACGTTTATTTCGGTGAGTATATCGATTTGTTTAAGTCGCAAAGCACAGCACTTCCTTACAGGAAGGTTGGTTTTACTACTAACTTAGAACAACGCGAATATCAGTTAAATAGAACCAAAGGTCCAGTTGGTTATAGTTACATTGCTGCTTGGGAATGCCCCGACAAAAAGTCTATGCATGACCTAGAGTGGGTTGTACATAATTTTAATTCTGGTTCAAGATGTGATAAGACTGAGTGGTTCGAAGATCCTGAGAATAATATTTTAGATGAGATGGATGCCTATTGTAGTCGTATGGGTTATCCTAGAGTTCCACTAGAAGGCAATGAAGTTGAGCAAAAGATTGTTCGAGAACGTGAATCTGCCAATGAAATGATAAAACGTCTTGTTGGTATGGTAGATATCCCGACTGATTCTATTTGGATTAACTCTATTAGAAAAATAACACTTGATGGATTCCCTGCCTCTAAGTCTCCGATCGAAGTAATTCCTCAGAACCAAATCTTGTCTATATATTTTAGCAGTTCTGAATATGAAATTGATCAAGTGGCAGAGATGCTTAATGTTTCAAAGGAATCTATAATTGTTTCTGGTGATAACTTGAAATACAGTGCTCCAAGATACCATAGGGAAACTGATGAACGTAAAGTTGAAATTGTTCAAGAATATATGGAAAAGATAAAGAATTCACTTTACATAAATAACAATATATGATATAATAACTCATGGAGGATTTTCATGTTTAATGAAGAAATGATTGATGGTATCCGAACCATCACAGCAACACGCAAAGTAGATTGTGAGCATCTACTCAATGAGTTTCTAGACGATACTCACTTTGATATGATTGTAGATGGTGATGCAGATTTTTATGCACCACCTGTTTCTACAGTTGATGGTGCGTTCAATAGCGAAGAGAATCTTGGATTTAGATTTCGCAAGAACGTGTTTACCAAAGAAGAGATGGACGGTGCTTATGATGGTTTGATCGGTGCTGCTACTTTATCAAATAATCGTGGTACGTCTACTGGAACTATCGGTACACAGAAGCAAGGCAATCGTGATTGGGTTTTCCCTTGGCAAGAAGATATTATGAAACTTCTGCAAAGTAATAATCTTGAAGGTAAAACACCTCAAGATATTATGGACGACTATGTAAAGAAAAACGGTGATCTTAATTTTCATTGGGACAAACGTGCGTCACTATGGCATCGTGGTAAGATTGCTCAGGCAGGATATGAGTATGACAACTTCTTTTTAAATCTATTACAGAATGATCAACTTACTGTTGAAAAGATTAAAGAGATCAAGAAGTTTATTACAGATACAAAATATACAGCAGCAATCCACTCTGGTATCGCTGGGTTCTATGATCGGTATCCTCGTATTCCGTTTGGTCGTGCGACTAATTATACCGAGCAGAACATGGGTAAGTTTGAAAAGTGTTATCCATATATGCGTAAACTCAACAGCATGTTTGCTGAACTGGTTCCTGAACGGTATGCACGTCAAAAGAAAGTTGCAGAAGCATTAGATAAACGGTTTATTGTAGCAGAAGATACTGCGTTTTCTACTATCACTGTAAACAAAAACTATCGTACAACTGCGCATCGTGACGGTGCTAACTATGTTCCAGGATTTTCTAACCTATCTACTGTTACTAAAGGTGACATCGGTTGGGAAGGTGGTCTGTTTGTACTGCCAGAATATCGTGTAGCAGTTAATCTACGTCCAGGAGATGCGTTGCTAGTAAATAATGCTGGTATTATTCATGGTAACACTGAACTGATTCCACCTGCTGGTCTTGATATTGAAGATATGGAACGCATCTCTATGGTGTCATATATGCGTGACGGTATGCAGGAACTCAAATCAAAAGAGTATGAAACTGCTCGCTATGAGTATGTTGAGTCTCGTCGACTGAATCCTGACCATCCACTACAACGCACTAAGTGGAACGGCATCAGCGAAGGTATGTGGGCAGAAGATGAGTGGAATGATTTCCTAGTCGCTAAAGGTATGATCGACGAAGATGGATTTGTAGGAAATAAAAAGGCAGAAGTATCTTCGCTTGATGAGTTCTTTTAAGTTTACTTTCTACTCGAATTATGATATAATAGTGATATGATAAATTGTATAATTCCAAGTGCAGGTGCAGCATCTAGATTCAAAGATCTAGGTAAAGCATATCCGAAATCTTTACTACCATACCATGGCAAACCGATCATACAGCATAACATCGAAAAGTTGTATGATCAGGTTGACATGTTTACTATAGTGGTCAAAGAAAAATATCTTTCTATGTATGAAGAGATATTGGGTATGTATCCTACATACGATAAGGTTGGTTTCAGCATTCCGGATGAGTCTAAGAACGAGGGTCCACTTACCAGCGTTTGGTCGGGTCGTCGTGAATGTGATGACGTGCTTATCGTGCTATCTGATATCATCATTGAAGATGAGGTCAAACTTGATAAACACTTTCTATCCTATCAAATAGTACATGACTGGGAACGGTGGTGCTTGGTTGCTCCAGGTATCGAACTGTTTGATAAACCTAAAGAACGTCCTGCGGTTGAAGAACTGTGGGCGTTGAATGGTTTGTATTACGTTTCACAGCAGGACTTCAATCGTATTGGCGATATCATTAACAATCCTATCAATGAAGAAACTCAATTTTCTTTTTGGTTAAAAGATATTGATAATCTAGAACTGCATGAGTTTGTTGTTCGTGACTTCGGTACTCTAGAAGAATATGTAAACGAAAGAAAGACACCTCTTTGTAGGCACTTCAATGAACTCAAGACCGATAGATATATCGTAACTAAAAGTTCTTCAGATAAAAATAAAATCTACAAAGAGTATTCTTGGTTTCAGAACATACCTGACATACTCAAACCTTACACAGTAAGAACCTTTGGTGTTGATTATGATCCCTTCTCATATAGCATGGAATCAGTGGGTCATCCTACTCTCCGTGAATATATGTTATTTCTTGGCACTGAAAACTTCGATGGATTACTATCTGAGATACATACTTACATAGAAAAAGAACGTTCGTTTGTTGGTGGCAGTTTCTTTTCAGAAATTTATTCTAAAACAAAAACACGTATGGAAGGTACATTCAACCAAGATCAAATCGATAGGATGCTATCCCGATTATCTGAGCATAAAGATATTATAGAATCTAACACTTCTATCATGCATGGCGATATGGTGGGAAGTAATATATTCTATGACGAAAAACTTAACGAGATCAAGTTGATTGATCCGAAGGGTGACTTGTACGGTTCTTTCCTATATGATTTGGCAAAGTTGAATCAGACGTTTACGACTCCATACGATTACATCGATGGTGGGTTATATGTTGCAAATTATATTTATCGAAACCACCAACATAAGTATAGGGAGCAGTGGGATACTTTCCTATATAATAATTACAGAGAGTTTCTTGGCACTATCGAAGTTCTTACAGATAGTCTAATGTGCAGTTTGATACCACTACATTCTGACACTCCTAAAAACCAAAAACTGTATAAAGAATGGTGCGATGATATACTGCTTTGATCTAGATGACACTATCTGCTTTCCTAATCACGATGCAGAAACTACTCATGAAAAGTATGCTTTGGCAACTCCTAATGAAGAAGTCATCAGTGCGATAAATAAACTAAAGGTTGGGAACACCATAATAATCTATACTGCTAGACGTATGTTAACTCATAATGGTGATCTAGATAAAATTTATAAAGACGTTGGTAAGGTTACAGTGGATTGGTTGAAGAAACATAACGTACCATACGATGATATAATATTTGGTAAACCATATGCCGATGTTTATGTCGACGACAAAGCACTCAATGTTGACAATATTAAGACTTTACTTAATTGATAAAATATGATATAATAAGGAATGAGAATGAAGATATTAATTCCGACATATAAACGTGAAGAAATGCAAAAGTGTTATTACGAAATGCCAGAGTCTATTCGTAAAAAGATTATTGTTTGCACGCATAGTGGTCGTGGTAAATTGTTACAAGAAAAAAATCCTGGAATGACTGTACATGAGTTCGAAGGTGAACTACAGATTCCGAAGGTTCGTCAAGCATGTTTAGAGTTTGATGAAAAGGTTTTAGTGATAGACGACCAATGTATATTCTGGAAGCGAAACTATGTTGAAGGTAAAATCAAGCATGTTCGCCTATCACAACCAGAAGAATATGAGCAAATGTTCGAAGAGATCGAACGTGAACTCGATGATTACTTTTGGGTTGGTCCATCACCTAAAAGCAGCAACACCTTACATAAAGAACAAAGATCTGAAATAACTAGATCATATTCTTGCTATGGTTTGAACCGAAGTATGTTCAGAGAAGCAGATGTACGGTTTACTGGTCTAGAAGAAATCAACCCAACTGCTACAATCCTTGAAGATTTTTATGCCTTACTTGCTATGTTCACTAAAGGTTATAAGAATCTTGTGTTACATGATTGGGTGTTTGATCATAAGCATGGAGCGACGGGTGGCAACTCTGTACATAGAAGGAATGCTAATCAGGATGAGTCTCAGAAAGAACTTATAAAATTGTTCCCTCAGTTTGTTAAACAATATGAAAAAGAAAATCCATCCTGGGTTGCCGAAGAGGGTTCTTCTACTCGTACCGAAGTTCGAGTTGCTTGGAAAAAATCTTTTAAACAAAAAGTTACTTCAGATCTTGAAGAGTTTTTTGGATAGATCGGATATAAGTAATTATGAAAACAGGAATCACTGCATCCACATTTGACCTGCTACACGCTGGTCATGTACAAATGCTTCGAGAAGCAAAAGATCAATGTGAGTATCTTATTTGTGCGTTACAGATAGACCCTTCTTTAGATCGTGCAGAAAAAAATCCACCTGTTCAAACAGTCGTAGAAAGGTTTATCCAATTATCAGCAATCAGTTATGTTGATGAGGTAATTCCCTATGCTACAGAAAAGGATCTTGAAGATATCTTGAATATGTATGATATAGATGTCAGGATAATAGGAGAAGAATATAAAAAGAAAACATTTACAGGTCGTGCTATTTGCTCAAAGCGAGGGATAGAAATTTATTACAACAAAAGAGATCACAGATTCTCTTCAAGTGATCTCAGGAAAAGAGTTTCCGACAGGGAGAATAAAAATGTCAAAGACATCAGTTTGGATTAAAGAACAGTTTGCAAAAGAATCACCACGCATCGTCACGGAGTATTCATTACAAAAACAGGTTGATGAACTGTTGACTAGAGTAAAACAATTAGAAGAAGATATGGCATATAAGGTAAAGGAAGATTAAATAAATGAGTATTATGGATAAACTGAAAAGCAATAGTAAAGTCAAGGCAACTGAAGTCTTGTCTGACTCTAAGTTTTTCAATGAAAAGGACATGGTGACTACCAGCGTTCCTATGATGAATGTTGCCTTATCAGGTGATATTGACGGAGGACTTACTCCAGGACTTACAGTACTAGCAGGTCCATCTAAGCACTTCAAAACGAGTTTCGCTTTGATTATGGCAGCAGCATATCTCGAAAAATATAAAGATGCTGTTATGTTATTTTATGATTCAGAGTTTGGTTCGCCTCAAGCATACTTTGAACAATATAATATTGATACATCACGAGTGTTACATACACCTATTACGAATGTAGAAGAACTCAAGTTTGACCTGATCGGGCAACTCGAGGGTTTAGATCGTGATGATAAAGTTATCGTTGTTATTGACTCGGTTGGTAACTTAGCATCTAAGAAAGAACTTGATGATGCTATCAACGAAAAATCAGTTGCAGATATGAGTCGTGCTAAAGCATTGAAAGGTTTGTTCCGTATGACCACACCTTATCTTGCTATGAAAAATATTCCACTGCTTGCGGTGAATCATACTTATATGGAAATTGGTTTATTTCCTAAAGCGATTGTTTCAGGTGGAACTGGTATTTACTATTCAGCAGATAATATCTGGATCCTTGGTCGTCAACAAGATAAGGTTGGCACAGAAATCAAGGGATATCATTTTGTAATCAATGTGGAGAAGTCTCGTTATGTTAAAGAAAAAACTAAGATTCCTATTTCCGTTTCTTGGGATGGTGGTGTGCAGCATTATTCTGGTTTGCTCTCCGTGGCACTTGATGGACAGTACGTGGCGAAACCTAGCAATGGTTGGTATTGTCGTGTCGATCGTAGCACTGGAGAAATGGTGGACCCCAAAGTCAGAGAAAAAGAAACTCTCAACGAAGAGTTCTGGAAACCAATCCTAGAAGAAACTGACTTCAAAGAGTTTGTAAAAGGTAAATTTGCTATCGGTGGTAATCTTTCTAATTCATTAGAAGATGTAGATAACGATGCAGCATGATGAAAATGTAACGTATGAATTGATCCCTAATCCTGTTCACGAACAGGCTTGGGGTGTTCGCATTCTTGAGGGAATGTATAACGAAACCACCTTACAGTATGGTGCGATTAGTTTCAACGAGGACGGGTCTGACACTCTATCGTTTAATTTTGATATCGTAGAATCACCTGATCTTGAGTTATCTACCGAAGATGAAGAACTGCAAATTTTTGCAGGTGAACTCCTAGAGCATATCATAACTAAAGCGATCGAAGCAGACGAACTTGAAATGCAGGAACGTGAATAATCACTTTACTTTTACAATAGGATATGATATAATAATTAAATGCAAGCAAATATAGAACAAACAATACTAAGAAATATCCTAACAGATGAAAATTTTATGCGGAAGGTTCTTCCCTTCATAAAGGCAGATTATTTTCAAGGTGTTTATAAATCACTGTTCAAAGAAGCAGCGAAGTATGTTGCAAAGTACAATCGCCTTCCTACTTCTGAAACACTTACTATTGAACTGCAAGAAACGACAAATATGTCGGACGATCAGTTTCGCGTTGCTATGGATATCGTTCCACAGTTATTCGCGATTGAAACGATTGACGATAAATGGTTGGTTGATAGTACAGAAAAGTGGTGTCAGGATAGAGCAATCCATAATGCGATTATGGAATCAATATCGATTATTGACGGTAAACATGAATCACTAACTAAGGGAGCATTGCCTGATCTTTTATCTAAAGCATTGGGTGTTGCATTTGATACTAATGTCGGACACGACTACATCGACAACTTCGAAGACCGATACGACTTCTACCATAAAGAGGAGTCCAGAATACCTTTCGATCTTGAATACTTTAACAAGATCACGAAAGGAGGAATACCTAATAAAACCCTTAATATTGCCCTTGCTGGTACTGGGGTTGGTAAGTCTCTATTTATGTGTCACGTTGCTTCAGGTGCTTTGGTGGATGGTAAGAACGTTCTTTATATCACCATGGAAATGGCTGAGGAACGCATTGCGGAACGCATAGATGCGAATCTATTAAATGTTCCCATAGACCAATTACCAAATATGTCTAAGGATATGTATCGTACTAAAGTTGAAGATATCGCTCGTAAGACTACAGGTAAATTGATTGTTAAAGAGTATCCTACTGGTTCTGCTCATGCAGGTCACTTCCGTGCGTTACTCAACGAACTGAAACTGAAACGTCAATTTGAACCAGATATCATCTTTATTGATTACCTAAATATTTGTTCAAGTTCAAGAATGAAAGGGATGGGTGGTGCTATCAATTCTTACAACTATATTAAGGCGATTGCAGAAGAACTTCGCGGTCTCGCGGTTGAGTTCGATGTCCCTGTATTTTCCGCCACCCAAACTACTAGGTCAGGCTATGGAAATAGTGATGTTGGTTTGGAAGATACGTCTGAGTCTTTTGGTTTGCCAGCTACAGCGGATCTCATGTTCGCTCTTATATCGACTGAGGAACTGGAGAAGATAGGGCAAATTATGGTTAAACAGTTGAAAAACAGGTACAATGACCCGACTCGCGATAAACGATTTGTTGTTGGAGTTGATCGTGCTAAGATGCGACTGTTTGATGTTGATGAAAATGAACAAACACTAACCGATGATACACCTGTGTTTGACAAAACTGAAATGCAAGAAAAAATGTCGAAGTTTAAAGATTTTACGGTGACATAATGTTTATACAGATTTCAGATGAATATGCGCACGATATTATCATAACGAAATTACAAGAAGATTGGTTAGATATTAACGATGATATCAAAATGATTTCTGCTATGAATCGTGCAGGTGAAACGAACATAAGTCTTGATAAATTCTATATGGTAAGAAATTCAATTAAGACCGTTCTTCGTTACCATATGGAAGAAGATTTATTTGAAGAATGGGAAGATGAGGCAGAAGGTTAAGAGATGTCTATAAAAGAAATATCCCACCACTGGGGTGAACTAGAATATCAAGGAAGAGAAGCAATCGTTTATTTCGATACCAAAAAAGAATTGTTCTTTGTTGAATACTGGGAAGGTGATAGTAAAATTTCTTCTAGAGAAATGGTTTCTAATCATGGAGATGGCGGTAGAGTGGTACATAGTGCTAGATATGCAGAAGATGCCGCAGAAAATTATTGTTTGGGTTATATGCCCTTAGATGGATATAAAAAAGATGAATAGAATATTGAAACGTCTAGGTCTTAAAGATGAATATGGTTATGACGATACAAGCATTGTAGGTTTCATTGTAATTTGGTCTGCATATGGTTATGGTTTATATGTAGTGGTTATGGAGTTATTTACATGAAAGCAAGATTAATTAGTTACAGTCAAACAGCGGAGAATCTACATGTCGGTAAAGATATCCAAGAACTCATTGCGTATTGCGCCCGTGTCTCGAACCCCTCGAACCAAACTAACGAAGAAACGTCCGAACGTTTACTATCCTATCTCGCAAAGCACCAGCACTGGTCGCCTTTCGAGATGGTGTCTGCTTGCATAGAAATAGAAACGACTCGTGATATTGCTCGTCAAATACTAAGGCATCGTTCGTTTTCGTTTCAGGAGTTTAGTCAACGATATGCAGACCCTACAGAAGATCTAGGGTTTGTTACGCGAGATGCACGTTTACAAGATACTAAGAACAGACAAAATTCAATTGAACTTGATAGTGAATCAGAACTTCACCACGACTGGACTTCAAAGCAGCAAGAAGTTATTGATAAATCAATTGAAACATATAATTGGGCAATCAAACAAGGTATCGCAAAGGAACAGGCTCGAGCAGTATTACCAGAAGGTTTGATAACAAGTCGTATGTATATGAATGGAACTATTCGTTCATGGATTCATTTCATTGAACTTCGTTCCGGCAACGGAACTCAGAAAGAATGTCAAGATATTGCGATAGCATGTGCTAAAGCTATCACCGAAATATTCCCACTAGCAGAGAAGTTCATTGCCAAGTCATAAAGAAGCACATAGAGTTTTTTGGATGGTCAAAGGATCTTTCGATACTGTGACCGAAGAAACTGTGTTTGACTGCTATAATAGTTATACAAAAAGACTTTGGTATAACGAAGAAGCATATCGGTATGAAGATGGATTCGAAAAGGCATACGAAAAAAAGTTTAAATAAAACAAAAAAAGTCTTTACTTCTTTGCAAAAGTATGATATAATATGTGTAATGAAATTGTCAGAAGAAGTAAAATAATGTTAAAGTATCTCGCACCAATTATGGCAGTAGCATTTATCGGTGGTTTTGTCACTGGTAAATCTGCATTTGGTAAAGAAGCAATTGCTGCTACATACCATACTTCATTCAGTGAACAAAAATGCCTTGCAGATAATATCTATTGGGAGGCAAGAAACCAAGAAGTGAAGGGAATGATCGGTGTCGCTCTTACAACTCGCAATCGTGTTAACGATAATCGCTTTCCTCATTCATACTGTGAGGTTGTTCAACAAGGACCTACTAAACCATCGTGGAAAAACACTGACACTCTTATCCCTGTTAGGCATCGTTGCCAGTTCAGTTGGTATTGTGATGGCAAGTCTGATGACATCCCTGCTTATGATCTTGACGTTTATGAGTTTGCTCGGACCATCGCTTTTAAAATCTATAATGGACATTTTGATGATTTTACCGCTGGTGCAACTCATTATCATGCCGACTATGTAAACCCTGAATGGGCATCATCGAAAACACAAACTATAGTAATTGACGAACATATCTTTTATAGATGGGAAAAATAATGAAATACAAGTTCAACGAAGACGCATATGTAAAAGAAATCAAAGAATACATTGACTCTACATATGGTGGGCATTATTCAAAAGACAAATTTCAAGCATCAGAATTTATTCAAGATGCTGGT